GATAAAAAAGAAAAGAAAAAAGAAAAGAAAATAACAAATGAATTTGATGAAACAAAAACATATGATATTGATGATTTAGAATGGTTAAATGAAGAGTATGATAAACTTGAAAAACTAATTGAAGAAAATGAAAATGATAATAAACTACAAGGAACTATGGATAAATTAGAAGAAATCATCATCAACTTGAGTGTAATGAGAAATGAGAGAGATGAGAATGAGAGAATATCTACTAGTGAAAAAAATAAAATAAAATGGGATAAAATAAATAAACTTGAAAAAGAATTAGATGATATGAGACAACAATATATTGAAAGTCATGGAAATGCTAAATATAAACCACTTATAGAAGACCTTGAAAATAGATTATCTTTAGAACATAAGAATATTATTAAAGGTGGTAAAATAGAGAAAGGTAGTGAACAAGCAAAAGAGATAGGTAAAAGATTATCAGAAGCAAGAAAACTTAAAAAAGAAGAATTAAAAGAAAAGAATATAAAGACTACAAAAGCAAGAGTTGATAAAGGAAGTGAACAAGCAAAAGAGATAGGTAAAAGATTATCAGAAGCAAGAAAACTTAAAAAAGAAGTTAAAGAAGAAATAGAAATTCAACCTAAAGAAATAAAAGATAAGAAAATATATTATTATATAGGTAATGTCCCTAAAGGATATAGAGAAGCAACTGAAGACGAAGCTATAGAAAAAAAGAAAGTTAGTAAATATGGAAAATATTTAGTTGATAATACCAAATATACTTTTTTTAACAATTTCAATATTTTATTATCATATGATTTACCTATAGATAAAATTAAAGTATATCTTAATGTTTTGAAAAAAAAAATATTATATTCTTTAGAAGAAATAGAAATTTTTAAATCTAAAATTGATAATCCTAAATATGAAAATTCTATAATTAGTTTTAATAATAAATTGATTGATGAAACCTATAAAGTTAAACTATTAAGAAAAGGATATAATTGGTTATATAAACTATACTGTCAAAAAATGAATAAAGAATATATAAAACCTATAATTAAATTACCTGAAAAACATATACCTGTATTTACACCATCAAATCATGAATATAAAGAAAAAGAAATTATAGATTTTAGAAAATCAAGTAAAGAACCTAAATATTATAATTTTAAAAATGATTTTACAGAACTTAGTATACCATCTAAAGCATTTGAAAATGATATATTAAAATCTAAATATGCTTTAAAACTATATTTAAAACATATAATATTATCACCTGATTATTATACAGATGAAGATAAAGAAAAATATTTTTTAAAAAAGAATAATATTGAAGGTGGAAATATAGTTAAAAGAAAACCATCTGATATAGATTTAAAACATAAAGATATATTACAATCTATAATATTTGATAAATCAAAATGGACAATACCAAATGCTAAAAAATGGTTAAAAAAAAATAATTATTATAGTGATAGTATTGATATAAATAAAAAACAAATTAGATTTAGACAATTCAATCCCGAAGACCTACTTAATAGACATTTTATCTCAAAGAAATTAGACAATGGAATTATGTTTATTTTTAGTATATTAACACCTTTAAAAATAGAACAATATTAATATATAATGTCTAAATATAGTAATTTTGTTATATATAAAATTTATCCATTAGATGACCCTACAATGTGTTATATAGGCTCTACAACGTGTTTTTCAAGACGTAAATCACAACATAAAAAAAGTGTTAGTAATAAAGTCAGTAGAAAATATTATCAACCTTTATATCAATATATAAGACTATTAGGTGGATGGGATAAGATGAATATGGAAATTGTAGAACAATATGATTGTAAAACTAAAGAAGAAGGATTAATAAGAGAAAAAGAACTTATAGCACAATATAAATCAAAATTAAATATTAATAATCCTATAAAAAATGATTTAAAAAAATAAATTTATATATGTATATAGAGTAATGGATAAATATGATATGGTTATTGAAGATTTAACAGAAATAATAGATATTAAACCACCTTTTAACAATCCTGTAATTGGTGAATTACAACCATTTGATGAAACACAAATAGATAAATTGAAAACTTTAAATGATGAATTTGTATTAAGAGATGGTAATTTTATATATACAAAAGAAGAATTAACAGTTGATGGATTATTAACTTTTGATGCTCAAATGAGAAAAATTAAAGAAGATGAAGAAATGAAATTAAATCTTAAATTAGAAAGATGTTCTATATCTAATAATAATGAAATTTTAAAAATAAAAATGAGAGTAAAATGTTTAGGATTATATAAAATTGGAAAACCAATATTAACAGATATAAGACATTTATCATTTAGAGATAGAGAAAGATTACAAATAGAAATGAAAAAATATGAAAGTATATCAATTGAAGATATTACTAATGAATTTAACGATATATGTAAAGACGAATTATTTTGTAATGGATACGATTATTCTAAATTACCCGTATATGATATTTAAAATAACTTTTATTATTATTTAAATTTAATATATTACTAAATTTAAAAAGAAAAGTATATAAAAATAGATATGAGTGGAAAACCATTAAAAACCCCAAGTGATGCTAATAAAGCAAAAAATGAATATTTAGAAATGTTGAACTTATCAATATCTTTGAATGAAACAAATTTTCAATCAAATAAAGCATATATAGCTAATGGAACTTTACCTGCTATAACTCAAATGTCTGATACACGAAGTATTAATGATATATTACAAGATTATGAAGGTTTAAAAGCAAGTATAGTTAAAGATTTAAAAAATATAGGAGAACCTATGTTTATAAGTAATGTTATTGATAAAGTAAATGAAAGTAATCTTAATGTAAGTGGAAGTCTTATTAGATATCTAGCACAAAATGCACCATCTATAGCTGATATGATATCTAGAAAATATAAATTTGGTATTAAAGGTGATGATAATGATGTAGAAACACTTGTTCAACAAATCAATAATTTATATATCAATACAAGAAATACATTACAATCTATAAGAGGATATGTAAATAGTGTTTCATCAAATCAATCAAAAGGTGATGTATTGAGTTCTAATGATATGGATAGAATAATTAAAGAATTAGAAGATTATAAAAAAAGAATAGTTATAACTGGTGTTAAATTACATATGGATAATGAAACATTTCAAGCATTTATAATAACTTTAGAAACTATAGAAAAAATAATACCATCAACAAATGAACTAAAAATGTTAATAGAAAATATAGATAATGATACATTAATTAATCCTTTTAATCAATCTGACGATTTGAAAGAACTTTTTGATATGTTAAATTATCTTCCTAAATTTGGAACTATACAAACATTATTTGATATGTTGGATAAATCATTAAGAAATAATAATCCTGGATTAACAGACCAAGTTATGACAAATTTAAGAAGTGAATTTGATACATTTATAAATACTGTTAATCTTGAAAGACTAAATTATTTATATGATAATGTTATATTACCTGTAAGAAGAAATTTAATAAATGGTTATAGAAATAATAATGAAATTATGAGAACTGCACAATATAGACACGAACAAGAATTAAAAGGAGCAAAACAAGTTATTGTTATGAATGATGAAACTAATCCTGTTTGGATACAAAGTAATAATAGTTCTTATTTACCTTCATCTTCTATACCTTCATCTTCTTCATCTTCTATACCTTCATCTTCTTCATCTTCTTCATCTTCTTTACCTTCATCTTCTTCATCTTCTTCATCTTCTTTACCTATAAGACCGATTAATAATAATCCAAGAAATTATGCTAATGATGCAAAAAATATTGTTATTAATAGAGCAATTGATAAATTATCACCATCTGAATTAAACGCTATATGTGATGAAATAGCTAATATAAATGGTGTTCAACTATTTGGAATTGATGAATTGAGAGATTATCTATTGAATAACAAAGATTATAATAAAGGTGATTATGGTATAGCTGGTTTAGGTCTTAAAAAAAGAAGAGGTAGACCAAGAGGAAGTGGATTACCAAAACCTGAACTTATTAAAGTAGCAAATTATGTAGGTTTTGGTATAAATGAAGTATCAAAAAAGAATTTAGATAAAAGTATATTATCTGTCAGAAGAAATACTAAAACTAATATTATGGAATTACCATCAAGACATATATCTGATAAAATGAAAAGAATTATAAATTCAGTTATAGGTGGTGGAATACCTAATATCAATGATTTGAATTCATTAGATGAAGATGAAAAAGAATATTTAAATAAACTAATTTCAAAATCTAATTTACAAGATAGAGTGTCTGTCCCTACACCTTCAAAAGATATTCAAGAAAAAGATATTCATAGTTTTGAAGTTATGAAAGGTGAAATAATGGCTGGTAATGATAGTAAAGACATGGTTAAAAAGTTTAAATTATTAGTATTGAAACTATCAAGAAATGGATTATTACCAAAAAATGAAAGTAAAGAATTACTTGAAACTCTTGTTGAATTAGGATATTGAACTTAATTTTTTCATAATAAAGACATACTAATTATATATTTATATAATTATAATGAGGAAAGAAAAGCTAATGAATGGTGGAAAATTATCAATTCAACAATTAAATAAATTCTTAAATGCATCATATGGAAATAATCCTGATGATTTTGAAGGATATGAATATGATAAATCTATAAGTAAAGATACTAATAAAGTATATCATAATCCATCTACAAATCATACAATTGTATCTCATAGAGGAACTAAAGGAGCTAAAGATTGGTTAAATAATATAGCATATCAAATAGGTGGTGAAAAGTTATATAAATTAACTCATAGATATAAAAATGCAAAAAGAGTTCAAGATAGAGCACAACAAAAATATGGAATATCAAATCTATCAACAATAGGACATTCTCAAGGTGGATTACAAGCTGAAATGTTAGGTAAGAATGGAAATGAAATTATAACATATAATAAGGAAACTAGACCATTAACAAATAATTTTATACCAAATAATCAATATGATATTAGAAATAAAAATGATATTGTAAGCAAACTTAATCCATTTCAAAGATATAATGGAAATGAAATTTCTATCCCATCTAATTCAATAAATCCTTTATCATCTCATAGTGTTAATTCAATTTTAAACTTACATAATGATAGTATTATAGGTAGAAATATTATTAAAAAACATCTTAAAAGAATTTAAAACCATACCAATATCAATATAAATATACATGAGTGGAATATACAATTATTGGATTAAAGTTAATTATCCTAATCTTTCTAACGATATACCTCAAATGAGAAGTGATGGTAATCAAACACCTTTTTATTTTGGTGGAAGTCAAGTACCACATGATATTGGATATCATGAAAGTAAATCTAAATCAAGACATTTAATATCAACAAGTTGTGAGAAGATTGGACAAGGTATTCATAAACAAAATCTTTATGGTGAAAAACATACTAATATAAATTTACCTAGAAATTTACCAAGTATTAAGAAATAAACAAATTTAAATATATGATTATATACAAACAATATATTAATAATGTTTGTGTTGATTTTAAATTCATCAAATATCGTTCAAGATGGTCAAAATAATAAACTAATTTATAAGTTTCCTAATAGTGTAAATTTAACTGGTAAGTATATCGCTGTAAGTTCTATTTCAATGTATTATTCATGGTTTAATATTACATTAAGTTATCAAAATAATACTTTATCATATACATATAATAATGCTACAGTTTATACTATTGTAATACCTGATGGTTTATATCAAATGGCTGATATTAACAACTTAATACAATTCAATTGTATCCAAAATGGAACATATTATACAATTGGTAATGTTAATTATTATCCATTTGAGTTTCTTATAAATCCAAATAGATATGCTGTTCAACTTAATACATATTATTTACCTACATCTGCTCCTACTGGAGCAACTACACCTTCAAATTTTGTTGGTTGGGCTACAACTGCAAGAAATCCTATTGTTTCAATACCTAATTATTTTAATAATTATATTGGTTATATACCTATCAATAATGTGATATTTTCGTCAAATGCTAATATTGGTGGTGGAACTGTGTTTCCTACACCTTCTGCGGCTACATATTACGCAACAATCAATAGTTCAAATACTATATCATATTTATCAAATTCGTATCCTAATATTCAACCTAATTCATCCATCATTTTTAGTTTATCAAATATCAATAATCCTTATTCTCAACCTTCATCAATTATATATTCTATATCACCATCAGTAGCAATTGGTGCATTAATAATTGAAAGACCACCTAACTTTATGTGGAATAAGATGATAGATGGAACGTATAATCAATTACAACTTAATATATTAGGAACTAATTTGTATCCTATAACATTAAATGACCCAACTATGACTATCATACTTACAATTAGAGATAAAGATGAAGCATATTTAGGAACCAAATAAAAAGTTATAGGAATAGATATTTAGACATAGCTTATGAAAAAATACTTTTATATTTCAAAACTTTTCTTTATAATTTACTTTTCATTATTAGAAGAAAATTATAAAAAGTAAATAGTATTTTTTCATAAGCTATGTCTAAATCTTCATTCTAATGAAATAATATAAATATGATAAAAATAATATAAAGATATATAACTATTCTAATTTATAAATATGAATAATGATATTGGACTTAATGAACATAAATTAAATAATTTGTTAGATGATATGAATAATGATAGACAGAAATTATTCAATGATATAAAGAATAAAGATGATGAAAAAATCAAACAAAGAAAGCTAATTATCATTGATAGTATTATATCAAAACTTATATCGTTTAAGAAAGTATTATATGATGAAAAAAAACTTTTAAATAAAGAAAATTAATAAAAAAATCAATTTAAATATAAAGTAATAACAATATACTGTTTTATATTATGAATAAAACAAAGCATATAATGCTACCATTTACTAATGCTAAATTTAAAACACTAACATCCAATGTTGTAGGGAAGGGTATTGGAGGGGTTTTACTTGATAATGGAATTGGAGGACAATCGTCTTACAATTCAATTGAAGATTATGAATTAATTACTGGACGTAATCCTTATAACGGTGTAGTTGAAAGAAAACAATCTAAATTAACAACTGGTAAAGGATTAAGTGATAGAATTAGTCAAAAGCTATCAAAATTAAATATAGAACCTAAAAAGACTACAAAGCGTAAAAATATTACTATTGATTTTTAAAACAAAAAATACTATTTAAAGAATATATTATATATTCTTTATATAACAATATGTGTGATAAATTAGTTTATGACTTATCTCAAGAAGTTGAAGGAACCCCTAATGTTTTTGTAAGAAAGGATTGGATTAATATCCTTGATAATCAAAATCAAAATTATCAAAATAATCAATGTGTAATTGATACATCTCAATTATCTAACTCTAATAAATATATGAGTTATAGAGAGGCATATCTCGCAATCCCTATGTTATTAACAGTTCTTACACCATTAACTGCTGCTGGTTCATATCCTATTGGTGATTATGCTATTGGTCTAAAAAATTGGTTTGGTTCTGTAATCCATTCTTTTACTTTAGACTATAATGGAACAACTATAGTTCAACAAACCCCGTTTATTAATATGTGGAATATTTTTAAACTATTAACATCTTTATCATATCAAGAAATAACAAGTATTGGTCCTACTATTGGATTTTATCCAGATACAAGTGGTTCTTGGTCATGGCAAGGTGTAGCATCAGTTAGAGGATTAAATGTATGTAATAATGATAATGCATTTGGTCCTACTATAACATCATCATTCTCTATTAATGATTATAATCAATATAATGTTGTAAATAATGAAGGTGGAAATGAGGGTTTAACTGCTAGAACTAAATGGATTTCATATGACCCTTTAAATGGTGGAACTCTTGTATCACTTACTGCTTATGGAACTGTAGGTATTACTGCTGCATCATGTCAACAAGTATGGAAATCTTATATTTCCAAACAACAATACGCATCTTCAACTGTGAATGGTGTGCTACAAATTAGTGTTATGGGAACTGTATATTTACGTCATTTACACTCATTCTTTAATATGGTTCCATTATTAAAAGGTGTATTTATGAAACTCACAATGAATTTAAACAATTCTTCTGCTAGCGTTACCATGACTGGTAATACTACTGCTGGTTTAATTAGTGCTTATACATCAACAGTCCCTGTTGGAGGTGTATTACCTATATTAGTCCCAAGTATCGCTACAGGTAGTGCATGGATGGCTAGTGGTAATGCTGGTACATTTAATTATAATTTATCAGTGGGTTCTACTTGTTTAGACAATAATATTTCTTCTAATGCTGCTGTTTCTACAGGAACTCTAGCTAAATCAATTTATCTATATGTACCTGCATATACTTTCAATCCTGTATTTGAACAAGCATATCTTTCAAACCCTGTTAAACAAATTAAATATACTGATGTTTATCAATATCAAATTCTAAATCAAGCATCTGCTCAAAATATTAATAGTTTAATTACTAATGGTATAGCTAATATTAAATCAGTATTAATTATCCCATTCTTTTCTAATAATACTGCTGGTACTGCTTATGTTGAATATCAATCACCATTTGACCCTGCTGGATGTGGTACTACTGCGCCTATGGTTACCATTGGTAATTTTAATGTTCAAATTAGTGGTCAAAATGCTATATACAATACTCAAAGATATTCTTTTGAAGAATTTAATAATCAATTATATGGTCAAAATTCAGTTAATGGTGGATTAACAGATGGTCTAGCTAGTGGATTAATTAATTATAATGATTTTCAAAACTCATATTGTTATCATTATGTTAATGTTGAACGTATGCTTCCTGTAGAACAATCTGTCCCTAAATCAGTTCAAATTATTGGTACTAATTATTCAACACAAACTGTTAATTTATGGGTATTTGTTGAGTATGGTGTAGAGATAAATATTGATTTATATACTGGTGCTCGTGTTTAAGTATTCTAATTACAAATTAATAATTAGATAATGGTTTTTACTTTAAAATCTATTTAAAGTAAAAACGTGATTACAATAATATAATGAAAATAATCAGTATTCATGTCTCACCAAGACAACATTCAAGATTAAAAAATGGTCATAAAGTAAGAGTTAAACATGGTAAAGGTGTATTTGTAGTAGTTAATCCTAATAATTATAATATCACATCAAAAGCATTTAGAAAGAATAAAGGTGTTGAATTACAATTAACACCTGAAGAGTTATCTGAAAATCAAGGTTTAACACCTGAATTACATCAAGAATATAAAAATGATGCTGAAGAAGGTGTATATGATGAAGATGTTGAAATGGAAGGAATGGGTTTATATAAAGGAGCTGGTATTGGTAAAACCTTTAAACAAATTGGTAGAACATTAAAAAATATAACTAGACCTCTTGTAAGTAATTTAATACATACAGGCATACCTACTGTTGCTGGTATAGCTGGTGATATGCTAGGAGGTCCATTAGGTGGAGTTGCTGGTGCTATGTTAGGTAATGTAGCATCTAATTCTGTTGGTAAAGCTACTGGATATGGTATTCATGAACAAGGAAAAGGTATTAAACATTTAGGAAGAAAAATTAAAAATACTTTTAGAGATATTGGACGTTCACAAGTATATAAACAAATTCTAAAACCTGTATTAAAACAAGTTGCTCAACAAGGTATTAATGAACTTAGTGGTATGGCATCACAATATACTGGTAATAATGCTATAGCTAATTCTTTAATTGATAATAGTGCTAATATGGCTAGGTCTCAAGTTGCTGGAATGGGTTTAAGAGAACAGAATTTAGGAACTTATGAATTTAATAGACATAATCAAGATTTAACAGATGCTATTATACGTTCTCAATATCACACTCATCCTATTAAAACATATTGGGATGATATTGGACAACCTATTTCAAGAGGAACTGGATTAAGTTCTCATCATATTAGAAAACATTCAAGAATTAATGATAAAAATTTAATTAGAGGGACAGGTAGTTTAATATCACAAGATAGAGAATTACCACCTGCATTAGTATCTCAAGCTGAAGGTGCTAATTTTCAATTTAGATTTTTCTTACCACCTCAATATCAACATCCTGAAGATTTTAAAAATGAAGGATTGATTGGTGGTGGACTTTATGCATGAAATATTGTTTAAATAGTTATATGGTTAAAATCAATATTTAGACATAGCTTATGGATTTTTACTTTTTATATTTATATTTATATCTATAATTTTGATTTTCTAATATAATAAATAATAATATAAATATAAAAAGTAAAAATCCATAAGCTATGTCTAAATATTGATTTTAACGAAATAATAAATAATAAAAATATATTTAAAAATATGCTTTTATATATATATATAAATGCTTACAGATATACAAATTGATGATTTATCAAAAAAAATGAATATACCTTTAGGTGGATGTTATTTTAAGGATGAACTACCACCAAAATTAGAAACTAATAAATCTTATATTATAAATTTACAAGATGGTAATGATGAAGAAGGAAATGAAAATAGTGGTACTCATTGGACATTTCTTCAAATACATGAAACACCAAAAGGTAAATTTGAACCTATATATTTTGATCCATATGGACAACCACCATCAGAAATACTTAAAAAGAGAATTAAAGAACAATTTAATATTTATTTACCATATACAACTAAGGATATACAAAGTTTAATGAATAATGCATGTGGTTTTTTCTGTCTAGCAATGGCTCATTATATAAATACTTGTAAGTTAAGAACTGGTAGATTTTATGAAGATGTTGATGAATTTATGGAAATGTTTGATGATTTAAACACATCTATAGATTGGAAGAAAAATGAATATATATTAAAAATGTTCTTTCAAAGTGAAGATAGTTCAAGACGTAAAGATATTGATGTTATAAGTCAAACTCATAGTGATTATGAACGAATAATAAAAGAAGATGAAAAAGGTGGTATAAACTTAATGAAATTACCTACAGATATTAATATTAAAAAATAATATAAGGTTATATTTATATCACTATATATTAATGGAAGATAATAAAGAAATAATTGTTAAATATAGTTCTTATACACCGGCTCAAAAGAAAGCAACTCTTAAATATAGAGAAAATAATAAAGAAAAAGTTAAACTTCAAAGAAAAGCTTATTATGATAAAAGAAAACTAAATGACCCATTATTTTTAGAAAGTAAAAGATTAAAAGCTATTGAATATTATAAGATGAAGAAATTGAATAAAAAATGTAATGAAATAATAAATATTATACCAAAACAAATTATTGAAGAAATTATTATTATTGAACCAAAAATTGAATATATTAATATTGAAGAAACTAAAGACGTAAAACCATTGTTAAATAAACTTAAACGTAAATACGTCAAGAAATTATAAATTTTTATATTTTTGTATAGGATTATATATAGATTATTTTTATATAAAAACCATTTATTTATCTTAACCTATTTTATTTTAATTACAGAAAACATACATATGTTTTTGTAGATTAAAACAAAATTTGTTAAAGATAAACCGAGTATATATAGTATAGTAGTAATAATGTCATCATATAGTATTCAAGAACCAAATGAAGAAATAATTTTTATGGTTAATGGAAATATTGTTGATTGTAATTATAAACTATATTCTAAATTACAGAATAAGAGATTTTTAAAAGTTCTATCGCAATTAAAAAGTAATTGGTATGATGTATATACTCAAATTACTTTTTTAAGAGAACATTCTAATATATCTAATATAGAGTGTAATGAAATTATGTTAAAAATACATAAATTATTTATCATAACACATAATGATAAGATAGATTACTATAATAATGAAAAAATGAATTTAAGAAAAAATAAGAATTTCTTAAGTAAAAAAATTAACAAATTAAGAAATAGTAAAAATAAGCTATAATATATGGATTTAATACAAATTTAAATTCATAAGAAAGGGTTTAATACGTTATTAAGCCCTAAATTAATGTTTTATATAGTTTTATATAGAATACTATTAATTAAAAATTTTTAATTAATAGTATTCTTAAAGATTTATATAGTTTAGTTAATTTAACGCTTAATAACCAGTTCAAATTTACAATATCATATATATTTATTGAGTTTATTTGATTATTTTTTTATATAACGTATCTTTATATATATCACAATCAAAAATATTTTCTATTTTTTGTAATGTATAATTGAAATATTTTATATTTTCATTTGTTTTTTCATATTGTTCAATCATATATATTATATTTTTAAATTCTATATATTGATATTTAAATATATAG